GTGAAAAAGAATCCTCTGCCATGGGTTGAGGAAATGATTAACGCACCAACACACACTAACTTTTTTGAGAATCGTGCCACTGATTATGCTAAAGGTGCATTGTCAGGAAATTGGGGTGATGTTTGGGCTAACTAAAAGGAAATCAAATGACAACAAAAACAATAACAGCAGAATGTCATAGTTGTGAATCTAGTTACGACATAGTTTATATGGAAGAATTAGTATCTGAACATTATCCAGAGATTTGTCCGTTTTGCGGCGAACACATTGAAGAACTGTCCGAAGAACAAGAATATATAGAGGACGATGAACTCAATGATGATGAAAAATGGGACAACTAAATTGGTTATATGATAACAAAGATTTTACAGAAGATTTAATTGGTGAAAACTATGGATTTGTCTACCGGATTACCAACATGGTAGATGGTAGACAATACATAGGTAAGAAATTCTTTTATACATCCAAAACAAGACAAGTCAAAGGTAAGAAGAAACGTTTCAAAGTTTCCTCGGACTGGCAAACTTATTACGGTTCTAGTGACATTTTACAAAAAGATGTTATACTACATGGACAAGATAACTTTAAGAGAGAAATTCTCCACTTATGCAAAAGCAAAGGTGAATGTGGTTATCTTGAAGCAAAAGAACAGTTTGTGAATGGTGTGTTAGAAAGTGATAAGTATTACAATAGCTGGATTATGGTTAGGGTGAGAAAGTCACATATTAAAGGATTGCAATGCTAGAGTATTTTAAGGACATGACAGATTATGATGTTTTGTTCTGGTTGCCAACGGACAAAGAAGATGTGATGAAAGTTGAGAGTTGCAGGTATAAAATACCAGGCGAACAAATTGGTGGTAGCAAATTAGGTCCAGAATATCATATTGTAGTATTTAAGTTTGATCCAGAAAATGGTACATATGACCATGACAGATGGGATGCTATCCTGTCGGATCCTAGGGTTTATGTTTCAGGATTAATTCCACAAAATTGGTATGGATTGGTGGCCAGAAAAACCACCGAGTCTCAAGAATTTGTTGATGACATACTTGACAAGATTAAAAATATCTGATACAATGTCACTTTATTGAAACTATTGAAAGTTTATTATGATTCTCGTTGACCTTAACCAGGTTTTGTTGGCAGGCCTCATGGCACAAATTGCCAATGCAAAAAATGTGAAGTTGGAAGAAAGTCTTATTCGACATATGATCCTGAATATCATCAGGAGTCACCTAAAAAACTTCCGCAAAGAATATGGCGAAGTTGTACTATGTTCTGACAACCGTAAGTACTGGCGCAAGGAATACTTTCCTTTCTACAAAGCTGGTCGTAAAAAGTCCCGTAAAAATTCGGACCTAGATTGGCACCTTATCTTTGATATGTTGGCCAAGTTTAAGGTTGAACTCAAAGAAAATTTCCCATACAAAGTAATTGATGTTGAAGGTGCAGAAGCTGATGATGTTATTGGCACGCTTGTTCCTCGTCACATTATGAATGAGAACATCCTGATTATTTCCAGTGATGGTGATTTCTTGCAATTACAGATGTATAATGGTCGTAGCAAATATTCCGTTAAACAATATAATCCAACACAAAAGAAATTTCTTATTTCGGAAAATCCATTGGATGAATTGAAACAAAAGATTATCACAGGTGATAAAGGTGATGGCATTCCAAACATTCTATCACCAAGCGATACCTTTGTTCGTGAAATTCGTCAAAAGGTAATGACAGAGGCCAAACTCACCAAATTTATGTCGGAACACTATACAGAATATGATGAGAACTCTAAAATTGGTTTCTCACGTAATCAGACATTGATTGATCTGCGTAATATACCAGGTGATATACAGTCTAAAATTATAAATACTTATGAAGAAACGGTACCAGTCAAAGGCAAATTGCTGGATTATTTTATAGCAAACAAACTTTTTAATTTAATGGAAGTAATTGAGGAATTTTAATGAAACCCCTATATGAAGTATTTGATGATTTTGAACGAGCAAATAACAAAAAAGAACGAATGGATACAATTCAAAAGAATTTATCCAACACACTGGTAAAAGTTTTAGAGATGGCTTATCATCCAAATATTCAGTGGAAGGTAAGTGAACTGCCACACAATTATAAATTACCAACCGATACATTACCTGGAATAACTTACGATAGTTTGGATTCCCAACTGCGCCGAATGTACGTGTTTAGCCAAGGCAACGAAACTGCTGAGAAACTAACACCTAAAAGACGAGAAGAACTGTTATCACAAATTCTGGATTCTATTGAACCCCGTGAAGCAGAAATTATCTTGGGTATTTTTCAGAAAGATTTAGGTGTTAAAGGACTTGACTATAAATTTGTCAAAGAAGCCTTTCCCAGTTTGTTACCGTAACTACAGGAGTATTAAGTGTCTAAGTTTGTGGCTAAGTTTCGCAAGAATGATTATGATGATGATTTTTCACCAAAACGCAATCGCCGTAGAGATGAAAAAGTTGAAAAAAGAAAAATAAAGCATAATTATGAAGATTATGATTATGGTAATGGTTATGAATCATCAAAAAGAAGCAATAAAGTAAGAAAAAGTTACTAATGTTGTAATCCAGCAACACCGCTTGACATTTGAACGAAAAACGAGTATACTTATAACTCGTTTGGAGAAAATTTATGATGTTTCATGTGAATCTACGCAAGTCAAAGCAAAAAAATGTGACAAAAGCCGCTCGTGAGCAATATGAGCAATGGTTGGCTTCGCACCAAAAACCCATAATCAAAAAACTACATACTCCAAGCACCAAATTATCAGGATATTCTTTGTCTGCGCCTCCGGGTCGTGAGACAAAGCACTATCCGTCAGTAGATACAGGCCTTGGTGTCGCTACAAAGGCAGCACCAAAGGTTTACACAGGCACAAAAGTGATGGGAATTGCAACAATGCACAAATCAAACGCTGTACCTGTGTTTAACAGTGAAGAAGCTGTAGAAATTTCAAGTATGAGGCGATAAAATGAGCAAAGAATTAAAATTTGTTATTGAACTTAAGCGTCCGGTTTGCCGGACACCCATTAAACCTGTGCAAAAACACAAAATTGACACAAAATTCAGCCGGAAAAGTAAACATCCACTGAAAAATTCACTGGAGAATTACAAATGACACAAATTGATGAACAAATAGTACCGGCAGACTTGGTCTGTGATAGTCTTGAGCCTTGGCAGCGACTGGAAAACGTTATAAAAATATGGGCAGCACAAACCGGATTTGAAAATGACGGAGAATGGTATAAAAAAATGAAGGAATACTATGAGTAAAGTATACAATTACGAAGAATTGTTTCAGGATATTCCTGGAGACCCTGATAATTATCTTTTCACTATTCCTCCAGAGATGTTGGAAGAAACCGGCTGGAAAGCCGGTGATACCTTAAATATCTCCATGGAGAACGGAGCAATAGTGTTGTCAAAAAAAGACACAACCGTAACATAAATTTGACAATCTAACATCATCTATGTTAGAATACATTATAAATGTTAAGGAAGTAAAATGGAATTAATTGACTCAAAATCCCTCTTGGCCAAACTTATGGCCACCGAAAATCTGACCATTGAACACCGTAATGTTCGCACAGCATCTTTTGATGTTAAGAATCGTGTTTTGGTTATCCCCACATTAGATAAAAATTTATCGGCTGCATTATACGACCTTTTTACAGGTCACGAAGTTGGCCATGCTCTCTACACTCCAATGGAAGGAATGCTTGAGGCAAAAAGACAAAAAGTTAACAAAGATATTGCCAATGTGGTTGAAGATTGCCGCATTGAACGCAAAATCAAAAACAAATATCCTGGTTTGAGATTACCTTTCCTCAAAGCTTATCAGGAATTGGTTGAAAAAGATTTCTTTGCTACTAAAGGCAAAAACCTAAATCTTATGAATTTCTTAGACCGTCTTAACCTTTACACAAAAGGTGGCGTATCCTTGGGCATTAAATTTGATGATGTTGAACGTAGTCTGGTGAATGATGTTGAAGCAACAGAAACCTATGATGATGTTATTGAAGTTTCTAAACGAATTGCAAAATATATGCAAGAACAGTTAGAACAACAAAAAGCCAAAGACAAAGAAAAGTCACTTGAAGAAAATGAAGATGATGGCGATGATTTTGACTATCAAGATGAATTAGTAGAAATGGACTTTGATGATGATTCAGAATCAAAACCTAATTCTTCCATTGAAGGCGGTGATGGTGAAGATTCTGATAATGAAGAAGATAATGGTTCAGGTGATTCAGACATTAATGATGAAAACCTGGAGGATTCACAAAGCGATCCACAAATTCGTTCATTTACAGATGAAGCGTTCCGTGAGAATGAAAGTAAATTGTTTGAATTCGGTGAAGATTATATGTATGCCAATATTCCAAAGATGGATATTGAAAAAGCAATCTATGACTACAAGCCTTTGTGGAAGCGTTACAAAGATGAAAATGAATATCTTTCCACAATGCCAGAAGTATATTTACAGATTCGCCGTGAATCAAATAAAGTAGTTTCTTACCTTGTCAAAGAATTTGAAATGCGTAAGAATGCCGACCAACTGAAACGAGCCAGCACCGCAAAAACTGGTGACTTGGATATGAAAAAACTTTTCTCATATGGTTTCAGTGAAGATATCTTTAAGAAAGTTACAGTTGTTCCTGGTGGTAAATCGCACGGACTTGTTTTGTTCTTAGATTGGTCTGGCTCAATGACCGAACACATTGGCAATACTATGAAGCAATTACTTAACCTTACATTCTTTTGTAAGAAAGTAAATATTCCTTTTGAGGTTTATACTTTTGTTGAGGACATTGGTTCGGAATTGAATTATCAAACCAAACCTAAAAAAGGTGATTTGGTTGCCAAGAAATTTGG